CTCTATGCCCCCTCCTATGCCTGCCCGTGGCGGAATGATGGGCGCTAAGGCTCCCATGCGCCCGCCTCTGGCTATGCGTCGCCGGGCGATGCGCGGCATGCCTTCCGGCGCGGGTCCGGCCGGTCCGGTCGGTGGCGCTGCCCAAATGCAGGCCTCAATGCCTCCTTCAATGCCGCCCCCGATGCCAGCCCCGATGAAAAAAGGTGGCAAGGCTGACATGAGCCAAGACAAGGCCATGGTCAAGAAGGCCTTCAAGCAGCACGACATGCAAGAGCACAAGGGCGGCAAGGGCACTACTCTCAAGCTCAAGCACGGCGGCAAGATGGCCACTGGCGGCGTAGTGAACGGCCAAGGCGGCTTTGCTACCGGCGGTGTGGTCAATGGCCAAGGTGGGTTTGCCACTGGTGGCGTTGCCAAGTCCAACGCTGGCGGCTACAAAAAAGGCGGCAAGATCAAAGGCATGATGGACGGCGGAATGGCCGGATCCGGGATGATGGATGATGGCATGATGAACGAAGGCATGCCAGCCGCCTACAAAAAAGGTGGTGCCCCAAAAAAAGCCTACGCGGCGGGGGGTACTGTTAACTCAGGCCGTCCCGTCGCGATGCCGCAAGGCAACAAGCCTGCCTCCAAGCCAGTAAGGATCAACGAGCTCGCTGGTACCTACAAGGCTGGTGGCACGGTCAAAATGAATGGCGGTGGCTCCTCCTCTGACAAAGGGGAGGATATGTCCAAGGGCGCTTATGACAAAGCGCAAAAGTACAGTCGTGGCGTTGAGGATGCATTAAATCCTCTTGGCATGATCAAGGAACTGGCTGGTAAAGCTAGGGACTACTTCATGCCCAAAAAGACTGCTGACAGTGTGACCAAGACCAAAGAGTCAGTCACCGTGACTCCCGCCAAAAAACGCGGTGGATCAGTAAAGTGCTGAACCTAAGTGGGGGCTTCGGCTCCCACTTTTAATTTGAATTTTGGAGACCCACATGGGAACTTATTCTTCTGCAACACGCCAAGGTGCGTATGAGCCATTTGAACTGCAGGTAGCCCGTGGGCAAGTTGATGGTCACAAAACCTTATTTAAGTTCGGCATCAACGGTGATGTCGGCACATCCGTAGAAACAGTTTGGGCACAAGGCGGAACGTATGCATACCCCGCTTCTGCCACTGTAATGAAAATCTCTAGCTCAAGTGCAGACGATACTTCTGCTGGAACTGGCGCAAGAACAATTGCTATTTTTGGTCTTGATGCAAATTACAACGAAATTAGCGAGTCTGTCCTATTAGATGGGCAAACAGCAGTCAATACTGGCAACAGTTACTTGCGTATTTCTCGTATGTATGTAACCACCGCTGGTTCTGGTGCAACTGCCGTAGGAACTATCTACGCTGGCACTGGCACTGTTACTTCGGGCGTACCAGCAACTGTATACGGCATGATTGCTATTGGTGCAAACCAAACGCAAATGGCATTTTGGACTGTACCCGCAGGTTATACCTTGTATTTAATGGGAAATTTCTTTACATCTGCAAACTCAACCGCAAACGCATCAACCAACTTTCAATTGATTCAACGCCCATTGGGTGGTGTGTTTAGAATACAAAGTTCAGCGCGTACCCCCGGCAACGGAGACTTCGTGCTTGATCTGCACACACCGCTTGCTTTTGCTGAAAAGACAGACATTGAAATTAGGGCAATTGCTTCAGCAGGAACTTCCAATGTGTCTGCTGAGTTTGAAGGCATCTACATTAAGAACCCTGACTAATCATGCCAAGCAAATCACCTGCTCAACATAGGTTGATGGAGGCGGTTGCGCACAATCCTGCGTTCGCCAAAAAGGTGGGCATCCCTCAAAAAGTCGGCAAAGAGTTTGCTCGTGCTGACAAAAAAATGGCGGATGGTGGTAGCGTAAATGCGGCTGGTAATTACACCAAGCCCGAGCTCAGAAAGCGTATTGTTTCAGCAGTCAAGTCTGAGGCCACGCAAGGCACGGGCGCAGGACAATGGAGCGCAAGAAAAGCGCAGCTTGTGGCCAAGCGGTACAAGGCCGCAGGTGGCGGGTATCGTGATTAAAGCGCCACAGAAATCCCTGAGCGATTGGGGCAAACAAGATTGGACGACCAAAAGTGGGAAAAAATCTTCTGAAACTGGTGAGCGATACCTTCCAAAAGCTGCGATTAAAAGTCTTAGCCCTGCTGAATACGCTGCGACGACCAAAGCCAAGCGAGCAGGAAAAGCCGCCGGAAAACAGTTTGTAGCGCAGCCAAAAAAGATTGCGCAGAAAACAGCCAAATACAGGTTCTGACCATGCCCAAAAACAACTCATCCGTAGCCAAATCTTTGAAGAAGGCTGGCTTCTACGAGCCGTCCAAAAGCAAGCCTGAGCGAGTCAAGATCATCAACGAGGTGACGACCAAACCTCAGCGCCTGAACATGGTTGAGAAGCTGTTTTCGGAAAAAAAATTGAAGGCTGGCGGCCCGTCTCTTGCAGTTGGCCGTGGCGAGAAATTGCCGGTCAGCAAGGGCGCTGGACTGACCGCCAAGGGTAGAGCCAAATACAATGCGGCAACGGGCAGCAACCTGAAGGCACCACAGCCCCAAGGAGGCGCACGCAAGGACTCGTTCTGCGCAAGAATGGGAGCAGTTCCGGGTCCAATGAAAGACGAAAAAGGCAAGCCAACACGCAAGGCGGCAGCCTTAAACAGATGGAAGTGCTGATATGGCTTATTCTGGTTCTGTAGGCACGACCGTCATAACGGTCCAGACGCTGATTGACCACGGTGCGCGTCGCTGTGGGAAGTTGGCCGAGGAACTGACCTCAGAGCAGGTCCTGAGCGCCCGCGAGTCGCTTTTCTTCCTCCTGTCCAACCTGATCAACATCGGCATCCAGTATTGGGCCATCAGCAAGAAGGTCTATGGCCTTCAGGCGGACAGTTACATCTACAAGCTACCCCTAGGTGGCAACGACGTCCTTCAGGCGCTGTACCGCAAAATGAACCGCCCTACACCCAACACGGTGGGTGGGTACGCCTCGAGCGCCGGTGGCATCGTTGAAAACGCATTTGACAACAACATTGAAACATCCTGCACCCAAACATCTGCCAACGGAAACATTTCAGTCGACTACGGCACAGACAACTCAGTCTACATCGGCTCAATCGGCATATTGCCAGACGTTTCTGGCTCTTTCAACGTGGTATATGAGTATTCCAACGACGGAATTACTTGGAGCACGCTCGTAGCCCCGGGCGCAGAGACGTGGGTTGACAATGAGTGGATCTGGACAGATGTCAAGGTTGGCCAGACGGCGCAGTTTTATCGAATTCGCGAGACCGGCGGCAACACCCTGAGCCTGCGCGAGCTTTTTTTCGGCAACAATTCGACCGAAATCACGATGTCTCGCCTGAACCGCGACGACTACACCAACCTGCCCAACAAGAACTTCACGGCCAACCAGCCGTTCCAGTATTGGTTCAACCGGACCATCCCGCAGGCTGAGATCTATCTTTGGCCGGTGCCTTCGGATCCGTTCATTCAGATGACGGTGTGGTACTCGCGCCAGATCATGGACGTAGGCGACCTGTACGGTGAGCTGGAGGTCCCGCAGCGCTGGTACGAGGCCGTCATCATGATGCTGGCTCACCGGATGAGCCTAGAGCTGCCCGGCGTAGACATGGCCCGCGTGCAGTACCTTGAGGGTCAGGCCGAAAAGTACCTTGGCATCGCCGAGGAAGAAGAACGCGACAAGTCGCCAATCTACTTCGCCCCGAATATTTCGTGCTACACAAGGTGACCTATGGCCATCTTTCTGGACACCCTCGGATACTCTGACATCGCGATTGCGGTGTGCGATCGCTGCAAGATGAAGCGCCCGCATGCCGTGATGCGCAACGACCCCAACTTCCCGGGGCTCAGGGTATGCAATGAGGGCTGTGCAGACCAGCTTGACCCCTACCGTTTGCCAGCACGCAAAACCGAAAGGATAACGATTCGGTTTCCGCGTCCTGACGTAAGTGTGGCCGTTGACCCCAACAAT